ATATTGTATACCTAAAGGAGTAAATGTAATCAAGGGAGAAGTTTACTACACTCTATTAGATGAAGAGAAGTATATTAAAGGTGTTGTATTAGGTAATGATGTAACAGTTATAGGTGATCTATACTTTGATTGTTCTGGATTCAATCGTATATTGATGCAGGATGCACTCAAAGTTCCTTGGGTTGAGTTTAATAATAAAACATATACTGATAGTGCATGGGCAGCACAGAGACCTTACAAAGATAAGGAAAAAGAATTAAAGTTATACACAAACTCAGTTGCTATGTCTAGTGGATGGGTATGGGAGATACCACATTGGAATAGTATAGGAACTGGATATAATTATTCTGGTGAACACATTGATAAGTATGATGCACTAGCAGAGTTCAAAGAATATCTTGGTCCTGTTGCAGAAGAGATGGAGTTTAAACATATCAAGACTAGAAATGGTATGAGTGAGAGGATGTGGGTACGTAACTGTGTCAGCATAGGATTGAGTGGTGCATTTATAGAACCATTAGAATCAAATGGATTGATGAGTATACATGAGTTCCTACTTGTGTTCTGTAACATTGCTGAAGGTAAAGATACACTCAATAGTTTTGATGCACATTCATTTAATCATGTGTGTAGAGAACAGTTCTTATACTTTGCAGACTTTATTACTTTACACTATGCTATGACTGCTAGAAATGATACTGCCTTCTGGCATGACATACAGATGCAAGACTTTACTGATAGTCCTTTACTGAAACAGGTATATGATATACGTGGAGGATCTTTCTGGAATCTACCTGACACACTTACCTTTGAGAATTTAAACGCTACTCTTTATATGATTGCAGGACATAAAATCAATCCATATACTCAGGTCAAGTTATCTAACATGAAGTTTTGGGATGAGGGATTTAATATAAAGACAGAGAATTTAGGTAGTGTTATTCAAAGATACAATGAGATAAAGAAAGGTCTACAGTTCCCATCAGCAGTAGAGTACTATGGAAATTATCACAGATAAAACTATCTTTGATATAAACAACCCATACCCAGAGACTTTTAAGGTCGGTGAGTTAGAGGTATTAATATTCAATGACTTCCTAAAGAAACCTGATGAGTATAAGAAACTCTTAAGTCAGATACCTGCCTTTGAATCTGATTACTTTTATCCTACTGCATCACCTGGTTGGAGACAGTTAATACCATACGAGTTCTTTCTTAACATGGAAAGTTTACTTAGTAACTGGGTAGGATTTAATCCTTGGGTAGAACAATCATTCACTAACATCTATAAGGATAGGATGAGATGTAACTGTAAGGCATGGTATCCTCATCATGATAGTAAAGAATACGTATTGAATCTATGGTTGAGTGAAGGTGCAGGTGGCACAGCATTTTATACTTGGAATAATTATACTCAAGGTATAGATTTACCAGAACACGTACAAGAAAAGATTTTTAGTAAACAAGTTCGTGGTTCATATGAGTATGAAGAGTTTGTTGGTGATGAAAACTGGAGGATGTATCACCTTGAACCTATACAATATAACCGTGCTATCTTCTATAATGGAAACTATTTTCACTCAGCATATATGCCGAAACACTCATATGTCAATGATATCAGGCACTCTCTAGTACTCATGGGGAATAAATAAAAAATAAAATGACAATACCAGCTCCAAAGAAATTACCTTATGATGTTTGGTTTGATCTTAATCCATTGAAGGGATCAAAATATATACAAGAACCTGTCTACGAATCATGTGACATTTCTATGCACGAGGAAATGTATAAACTCTCTACTAAATCGGGCACAACCATTGGGGGATCTAGACTAAGTAAATTTACTCAATAAGGGAAACTTATAATATTCATTAAGTATTGTAATATTTGTATGGTCTTGACAAGGTAACATTTCTTCATATATAATATTAGTCGGTGAGGATTCCCTCACCATAATGCTCCCGCTAACCAAGACCTATGGGAGGATAAATTACGTCTTTCATATCCAGTAGCGAGGGGTTACTGGAAATAAGTTTCGCATCTACCCTAGGTGCCCTACTTAAAAATCGTCTTACTAATGACAACCTCAAATCTAACACGCAGCAGACAGGGTGGTCTCCTACAGGGATGGCCAGAGTTCTGCGAGTGGGTAACATCTACAAACAACAGACTATATGTTGGTTGGTTCGGTGTACTCATGATCCCATGCTTACTCACAGCAGCAGCATGTTTCATCGTAGCATTCATTGCTGCACCTCCAGTCGATATCGACGGAATCAGAGAACCAGTAGCGGGTTCTTTCTTATATGGTAACAACATCATTTCTGGTGCTGTAGTACCATCTTCAAACGCTATAGGTCTACACTTCTACCCAATCTGGGAAGCAGCAACCGTTGATGAATGGTTGTATAATGGTGGTCCTTATCAGTTGGTAATCTTCCACTTCTTAATCGGAATCTCTGCCTACATGGGTAGACAGTGGGAACTATCATACAGACTAGGAATGAGACCTTGGATATGTGTAGCATATTCAGCACCTGTATCTGCAGCATTTGCAGTGTTCTTAGTATACCCATTTGGTCAGGGTTCATTCTCTGATGGTATGCCTCTAGGAATTTCAGGTACGTTCAACTTCATGTTCGTGTTCCAAGCAGAGCACAACATACTAATGCATCCTTTCCATATGGCAGGAGTAGCAGGTATGTTCGGTGGTAGTCTCTTCAGTGCAATGCACGGTAGCTTAGTTACTTCATCTTTGATCAAGGAAACTACAGAAACAGAGAGTCAAAACTACGGCTATAAGTTCGGACAAGAAGAAGAAACATACAACATAGTAGCAGCACACGGTTACTTTGGTCGTCTTATCTTCCAGTATGCTTCTTTCAACAACTCACGTTCACTACATTTCTTCTTGGCAGTGTTCCCTGTTGTATGCGTATGGTTAACCTCAATGGGTATCTGTACAATGGCATTCAACCTAAACGGATTCAACTTCAACCAATCAGTTGTAGATGTTAACGGAAAAATTATCCCAACATGGGGTGATGTTCTTAACAGAGCAAACCTAGGTATGGAAGTAATGCATGAAAGAAATGCACACAACTTCCCACTAGACTTGGCATCTGCTGAGACTACAGAAGTTGCTTTAACAGCACCTTCAATAGGTTAATAAATACGATTGAGACCTTTCGTGGAATCTCTACAATCGGAACTTACAGGCACCTTCGGGTGCCTTTCTTATAGGTATAAATAACTATGGAACTACCAAAGATCCCAAGCGATCAATTAACTCCTCAATTAAAAAAGATCGTTGGCAATAAAGATTTAGAGTTTGATTCCATTGTTGACCCAATGGATGTCATAGACATAGATTTTAATTCAGACGAATACAGAGAGAGTAGAATTGATATTGGAAAACAAATACTAACAATACGAAATGAGCGACAGAAAAACAGCAAAAAAATTAATAAAACTAGCGAAGAATAATCCACATCTCTATTCACAATCTGATGTGCTGTACGCTAAACTAATTAAAAAGGCATCCAAGAGTGACAGTTCACAAACTGGCACAGTTGACACAAAAAAGAACGTGTGATATAATAAATACCAACATAACGAAGGACTCGAAAGATCGTAACCCTGCGTAATGCAAAGACCCCCATGTCGGGGTGGTCTAACATCCGCAGGATTTTTTTCTGCGAGACACTCTAAAAAACAAATGAATTTTAAATCAACAATAGCTGCAGTAGCAGCAACTCCTCTTCTAGTATCTGGTGCAGCTTTTGCTGGTCCATATGTTAACTTAGAAGCAACAGGTTCATATCCAGACGGATCATATACATCTGGTGGATTAGAAGCAGTAGTTGGTTACGAGGGAGAAACACCTGGTGGTATCGGTTGGTACGTATCTGGTGGTCCTACAGTAACTCACACAGAAGCAACTGATGAGTTCGGTGACGTTGAGTTAATCGGATACCTTGGTGGATCTTATGATAAGTTCTACGGAGAAATCTCTGGTGTAACTGCAGAAGATGACATTGACTGGTCTGCTAAAGCAGGTGTTAAATTTACTTTCTAAAGCGAAGGTTAAATTTCTAAATAACTGGGTGGACAAGTTCCACCCTTTTTCATTTCAATTCTCATGGCATTAAACGACGCATTAATTGGTGTAGAAGTTAACGATAGGAGATCAGGCATGAACTTTGCAGTCTATAGTAAAGAAGGTTGTCCCTATTGTGATAAAATTAAAGAAGTATTCAAAGGAAAGTCTATTTCATACAGGGAATACATTTTAGATCACCACTTCAGTAGAAGAGCATTCTATGATGAGTTTGGAGATGGTGCTACATTCCCACAAGTATTACTAAATGCAGACAAATTAGGTGGTTGTATTGACACTGTTAAATATCTGAGAGAGAATAATATTATTTGATTACAAATGGCAAAACCATTTCTACCCTCACACTATGAGGAACTATGCGAACTAATTGAGTACGCCATTGATCAAGCTTTCGAGCGTGACAAATTTCCATTTAAGTGTTATAATTATTTGAGACAAATTAAAGCAAGTCCTGAGTTCATACAGAGATTTAAAAACTCTACTACTCTCAAGGGAGTTGCCTTAATGGTTTCTGATCTAGATGCATACCTAGTGGATGGTGATAAACAATGCACCGAAGCATACGGTCATCTAGGAACAAAGAAAGCGGAGAAGATAAGAAACTATCTATTTCGTATTCTAAACGATACAAAGGCATATGAATCAAGGTATTCCTAAGACTGTTGCCGACCTTGCCATGATGGGCAGGGGTGGTAATCAACATACAACTATGGGTACTAGTGGTGAACCTGATAGAAACTATCGGTTCCAAGATATGTTCTTTGAAAATGTATACCATGTCAGATCATTAGCATTATCAACTCTAAAGAAAGAGCATGATAATCCTATCAATGATTCTAACCCTAGGTATCCTGGTATCAGATCTAAAGTAGATCCTGTCTTACAACTAAAGATTAAAACTGAGTTGGAGTTAGGGTTACTACTAGAGATCAATCAATTTGAAGCTTGGTATCATCTGACACCAGGTATTCATGGTGAAGGGTTATATCATAATGATACATTCCAGTTATCTGGAATGATATATCTGAATGATAAAAATCCTATTCCAGATGAGTCTGGAACTTACATCGGTAAAAGATTACACGAATCTAAGATGGGTAAACCTTATGCTGATGCTTGTTCTTCACATGATGAGGAAGTTATCACAGCATTTAATACTATCAAGGAAGAGTATAACCGTACTAACTTTGAGACAGTTCATGTCATTCACAATTATTATAATCGTCTGATAGCATATGAAGGTAGAACACCTCATAGAGCAGGATCTTATTTTGGGACTGACTTTGAAGACTCAAGGTTAACATTGACCTTCTTTTACGATACTAAATAAGAATAACTAAGGAGAGTCCTATGGAAATTGCACTTGTAGTATTAACCGTTATTGGTGCTTTTATTCTTGGTATAACCGTTTCGTGGTTAGCAAAAGGTTACGTTGAAGATTACATCGAGAACGCTGCCTATTCTAAATCAGTCACACATCCTGAGATGTTTGATGAAAACGGTGACATGTTACATGATGACCTAATGTATGTTCGCAGAGAAAATCCGTGGGCAGATTACGAGTCTGATGACGATGATGATTAACTAATTATGGCAACACAACAACTTGAAAATAGTAATCCTAGATTACTAATTACTGAGGTCTTACGTAAGGTCTCTAATGCAAAGACTAAAGCAGAAAAAGTAAAACTACTTAGAGAACATAACTCTAATGCTTTACGTCAAGTTTTAATCTGGAACTTTGATGAGAGTGTAATCTCCATGATTCCCGAAGGCGAAGTTCCTTACACACCTAACGATGCACCTGCAGGGACAGATCATACTCGTTTAGAAACTGAGTACAGAGGTCTCTTTAGATTTGTAAAAGGTGGACAAGATTCTCTTAAGAGAACAAAGAGAGAACAAATGTTCATACAACTCATAGAAGGGTTGTCTGCACAGGAGGCAGAATTAATCTGTCTTGTAAAAGATGGTAAGCTTACATCAAAGTATAAGCGTATCACTAAGGCAGTAATCCAAGAAGCATTTCCACAAATTATCTGGGGTAATCGTTCATGAGTATCACTGTTCTTAAGAAAGACTGCAAGGTGGAAGATGCAAACGATACCACCCTTCCTTATACTGCATACTTAGTAGAGTATAAGAAAGACGGTGAGTCTCATTATGATATTGCTATGTCTTCAAAGGCAGTAGATTTGTTTGATCATTACTATGATGCATTCAAGAAAGACTTTGTGACATTCAAACAGGCAGAAGGTAGAGTCGCACCTAACCTTTGGAAGAACCCTGCAGACCAAGCAAAGAAATCTAAGAAAGGGAGAGGTAGACAATGACAGTGTACTTTAATCCCAAGCAAGAAACTAAGGAAGAAAAAGAAAAAAGAGAAAGTTATGAAGCGGTAGGTAGTATTGCTAACTTCTTTCTTAAACCTCTTATCCTATGGCAGTGTTGGAACTGGGTAATACCTGGTCTCTTTGGACTACCTCCTTTAGGATACCTTAGTTCATTAGCACTCTATGTAATCTCTAGAATTTTATTTGACAGAAATGAAAGTAAGTATCATCAGTAATACACCAGACGCAGAACAACAAATTGGATACATTGCTAGAGTATCTAACCCTAACAATCAAGACAACCCTAAAGTATCAGGACTATTAAAGTATTGTATCAAGCATCAGCATTGGTCAATCTTTGAGCAAGCACACATGACTCTAGAGATAGAGACAACTCGTGCTATTGCTGCACAGATACTGAGACATAGGTCGTTTACTTTCCAAGAGTTTAGTCAACGGTATGCTGATAGTAGCTTACTTGGTGATACTATTCCTTTACCAGATTTAAGAAGACAAGACGTAACTAATCGTCAGAAGTCTATTGATGATCTTGATCCTCATCTAAGACAGAAGTATGAGATCTGGATGCAACATAATTTTGCGGAGACAATGAATGTATATAAACAAATGCTTGAAGATGGTATCGCTAAAGAATGTGCAAGAATGATACTACCTATGGCAGTTCCTACTCGTATCTACATGACAGGAACTATCCGTTCTTGGATGCACTACATAGAACTAAGAACAGGACATGGTACTCAGAAAGAACACATGGAAATAGCAGAAGAATGTAAGAAAATTTTTGTCGAACAATATCCTATTATCTCGGAGGCAATGGAGTGGTAGAATTTTCAAAAGAATTAAAATTAGGAACTAAGAAGTCACACTCAGCAGCAGAGAACACTAAGTTTGTTGGTGCTTTTCTTCGTGGTGTATTGAATCCAGAAGAGTATCGTAACTTACTTGCTCAGTTTTATTATGTGTATAGCACAATGGAGACTGCTATCAGAGGATCTAATGATGAGAGAGTTAAACAAGTATACTATCCAGAGTTAGAACGTGTAGCATCTTTAGAAAAAGATTTAGAATATTATTATGGTCCTTATTGGAAGGATGAAATCTATATGACTGAAGCATGTAACACATACACCTATAGAATTAAAGAGATTGCTGAACAAGATCCTTATCTACTAGTAGCACATCATTATACTAGGTACATTGGAGACCTATCTGGTGGACAGATACTAAAGAACATTGCAAAGAAAGCATTGAACCCACCTGTAGGAAAAGGATTAGACTTCTATGACTTCCCTTCAATAGATGATGCAAAGGAATGGAAAACAATATATCGTTTCCGTTTAGATAGAATGGGGTTCACAGAATCAGAAAAGAATGCTATAATAGCAGAAGCAAATTATGCTTTTAGATTAAACATGTATTTGTTTGATGAGATAGGGATCAACGATCCTTATCCTTTACTCACATCTATCAAAGGACTATTCAAAGTCCTTATCGGAGGTAAATAAATGCCCATCTACCCTGTAATAAATAATAAAACAGGTGAAAAGAAAGAACTCAACCTGACTATTGCAAACTATGAACAATGGCGAAAGGACAATCCCGATTGGGATAGAAATTGGAATGAGGGTTGTGCATCAGAGATGTATGGTAATCCTAAGATGAGTGATGGATTCAAAGAAGTCATGTCTAAAGTACAATCAGCACATCCCCTAGCAAATCTATCTCGTTATACCTAATGCCTAAAGCAAGAAAAGGAACTAACGCACCTAAGACTTTTCCTAATGGAATGACTGCGAAACAAATGAAACGCAAGAAACCTATAGACAAAACTTATATGTCAGACATCAAACCTCTGACAGATAATCAGAAAGCTGTGTTCAAGTCTTACAGTGAGGGAAAGAATATCTTACTGCATGGGGCTGCAGGAACTGGTAAGACTTTTATTACATTATATCTTGCCTTGCAGGAAGTCCTTGACGACACCTCACCCTATGATAAAATAGTAATCGTAAGATCATTGGTTCCTACTAGAGAAATTGGTTTCCTACCTGGTGACCATGAGGATAAATCCTATCTCTATCAAATACCATACAAAAATATGGTAAGGTATATGTTTAGTATGCCTGATGACAATTCATTTGAAATGCTCTACGATAATCTTAGGGCACAGGACACTATAGATTTCTGGTCTACAAGTTTTATCAGAGGTGTTACTCTTGATAATACTATCGTAATAGTAGACGAGTTCAGTAACTTAAACTTCCATGAACTTGACTCTATGATCACTCGTATAGGTGAGGACTCTAAGATTATGTTCTGCGGTGACGTTGCACAAACTGATCTCACACGAGAGAGAGAAACCTCTGGCATCTCAGACTTTATTAAAATCTTACAGGCAATGGACAAAGACTTTACCTGTGTTGAGTTTGGTATAGATGATATTGTTCGCTCTGGATTAGTTAGATCTTATCTAATAGCAAAATATAATTTAGGATTTTAAATGAATTTTAATTTCGTTGATGTACCCCTTGACTTACAGGACTGCGATCCTGTTAACAAAGATGGTGTTAGGTTTTATAAAATTCCTGATGCTGATAAATATTATCCAAGTGTAACCTCAATCACGTCGTATAAGAACGCTCAATTTTTTAAAGAGTGGAGAAATAGAATAGGTGAAGACGAGGCGAATCGAATCACTGCAAGGACTACACAACGAGGGACTGCGTTCCATAGCATCACCGAAGATTATATCAATGGTGAATTAAATCTTGACAAATACTTGGAAAATAATCCATTGTCTGTTAGAATGTTTCAGTCCGCTAAATCAGAACTCAATCGAATCGACAACATACATTGTTTAGAAACCTTCCTTTACAGTCATTATCTTGGACTCGCAGGTCGTGTCGATTGTATCGCTGAGTTCGACGGTGAGTTAGCAGTGATAGATTTTAAGACTTCGACTAAATCAAAACAAGAAGATCATATTGAACATTACTTTGTTCAAGAGACTGCATACGCAGCGATGTTCTTAGAACGTGCAGGTATTGAGGTAAAGAAAATTGTCACACTCATCGCAACAGAAGAAGGATCTACTCAAGTATTTCAGAAGTACAATCTTGATGACTATTTACAACTACTCAAATCATACATTGAGGACTTTGTTAGGGGAAAAACCAATGCCTAAAGAAGCATTAGAAGATACCTTTCTAACCCCTGTTAAGTTCTCTCAAGAGATTGAGAGACTAGTAAAGAATAGTAATGGTTTGATCACATACATCGAAGCAGTAGTTGCCTATTGTCAAGAGAAAGAAATCGAACTAGAA